TCATGGGCTTTCGCCTCTACTACGATGACCGGGTTTGCTTCTGGCTGGTCTGCATCCCGCAGAGATTCCCAACACTCAGGAGCAAGTCGCTTTGCAGCTGACCGGCTAAGACCGACTGCATCCCGCAGTCGACGTTCAACACCCCGCAGTGATGCGGGTTGCACGCTCTTCATTCCGTGCATGGCGTATAGCCCCTTAGCACGTCTTGCAAACTCATCAATGATGGCATCCGCCATGCTCTGATCTGATACCGCTTCGATGGCCCCGCAGAGCGCATCGTAGTAGGCTTCAAGCCCCTCGTGGATTAGGTCACCTTCGGACTCGTTGAAGACCGACATGGCGTACTCTTCCGGGGACTGCTCAGGCATTGGAGCCATAACCATCTCTTCTTCCATATCCATCATTGGCTCCATGCCGTAGTACTCCTTTAGGCTTTTGACGCTGTTACGATACTCGGCTGGTGTTGGTGTAATGCTTGCCTCAGCGATAGGCCAGCGGGTTATCTCAGCGGCACCGCCCATGCTCTTGCGCTCTACCAGATGACCAGCAGCACCGGAACTAAATCCCATCTTGCCTTGCTTGCAGAGCTTGGCAATCATCGAGCCGTATTCATCGGCTAGATCTAACTGTGCCTCATACCAAAGCCCGGTATCGTCCATCTTGATGTAGCCTGTACCGATAGACTTCTTGCCTACAGCGGCATCCATGCCGTGGTGGTAGTACACGTTGAGCGGTACGCGCTGACCCTTAGAAACCGGAAAGCCGTAGTCAGTTGAAGCGGTGAAGTAATCACCCTCAAGGTCAGCGGTCTTGGTATCGCCAAAGCGAACAAGGTAGCCCTTGACGTAGCCCAGCCTGTCGCTCTTGATACCGTCTACGGTAGATGTCAGCAAGTCCATGGCTTCACTATCCCACATACCCTATTGATCCATCTGTCGGTTAGCAATCTCACGCTCCCACTCCATTGGAGTGCGTGGCCGCCGTACCGTGATGCCGAACTCCTTCAGCGGGATGATGCTGGTAGTCGGCCCCCAGTCGCTGTTTTCCTTGACCCGTACAAAGTCAGAAAGCGGCTTGCCTTCCTTCCATAACCGGTAGCGGCCTTCACCCATGATTTCTTCTATCTCGCTATCGTTGAGACCAGCAAGAATGCTTTCAGGCGTGGCTACCTTGGGCCGGGTATCAGGGATGCTACTATCGCCGGTTATCTCTGCCCAGCTCAGCGTCTCCGGTATCATCACGCACCGGCAGTTCGGGTGGCTTGGCATGATGGTATCGGTGGCTTGCAGGGTGCCGGACAATGCCAAGCAAGCAAGGCACACCCGCGCGTCTTGCGTAGCCTGCCGCCGGTATCCGGTCACTGCGCCATTCTCGGTATATAGTTGCCGCTGGGCTTCCCGGCTTGCGCGTATCATCTCAGTACGGGCTATCGTCTCGGCTCTTTGCCTACCGATATCAGCCGCTTTGCGTACCCGCCGTGCTACCGTGCGTGGCCCTTCACCGAGGCTGATGCCCTGTACCAAAGCCATCTGCATAGCGTCCGTGGTTACTTGTGGGATGGCATCGAATAGGACAGCCAGAGGGCTACCATCGCCTGCGAACCCGACAAAGGCCTGCAAGGCTTCGTCTGGAAGACTTGTCCATGAAGTACCAAGGGTAACCCCGGCGGGCTTTTTACCCGCTGCCGCTTCCACAAGGCCTGGCGTTGCCTCATTAGCAAGGATAGCGGCTTGTAGTTGCCCATCGGCTGTAATCACTGCCCCTTCAACACTGAACTTTTTGAGGTTCTTTCCGAGCTCTTCAATGTTGTCTATGATCCGCTGTCGCATCCAAAGGATTGTCTCGGATGGCGGTTCCCCGTTAGCTTCACGCTCGGCTATCCGTCCCTCCAGCGCTTCAAGCTCATCGATGCTGGCCTTGGTTGCGGCTTTGTATGCGCGTTGCATACGGCTGATGGCTACACCTTCACGCTCTAGCAGGTCATTCCGGTACTTCTGGGATGCGGCATAGATTCTGCCCGTGCCGCTGTCTACTCGCTTGAGATTTCCTCCAGCGAATACCCGTAAAAAGGGTGCGACTTGTACACTACCCCCGGAGTGCATACGTGGTCACCGTCAAGGCTCTTGCCGTCTGGCTGCATTGCGTCCCGCTTGGATGTAGACCAGCGGAACCCGGCATCACCGCCCCACAAGTCCCAGGCTACACGCCCCGGTGAAGGGAAACCTTCCTCACCGCTGTTGAACCCTTCAGCCTTCTTGTCGACTTCATGCCGTGAAAAGAAAGAATACATCCGGAGGATGGTGTCTTCGGAAAGTTTCTCACCGTTGACAATCTGGTTTGCTCGCGCAAGGCCTACCCGCGTCCCGCCATCGAATCCTTCTGCCTTCCAATCAAGCGCCCTTTGTGCTGCTTCAACCATGCCAGCGTTCGGTACAAACTTCATCTCGTACGCTTTGGCTTCATCCCGCAGGGTAACCGGTGCGGCTCCCGTGTGCTGTACTGGAAGGTTCAGGAAGTTGGTAACGCTACCCGGGTCGTAGCCAGAGCGGATGAGGATACCTGCCGCGTTGGTTGTCTCTGCCAGCGATGCACCCGTGCCAGCCTGTACGCTGATGGCGGATGGATGCAGTACGCCGGTATCTTCCGGCACAGCTTCCAGCCCGGCTATGCGCTTGGCTTCAGCCCGATCAATGATGCCAGACTTGTACAGGCGCTCTGCCCGTGTGGCTTCAGCCTGTAGGTCATCTGCAAGCGCCCGTACGGTTTCAAGGTCGTACATAACATAATCACCCTGCTGTGTCTCCGGATATTCCGGCAGCAGGTCAGCGGTGATGGCATCCGCCAAAGTACGGAGCAAAGGCACCATGCCATCTTCCCAAGCCGCTTGCTGGGCGCGTTCGTAATTACTGTAGGTAGACCGCTCTAAGCCACTTCCAAGCCCTAAGACCATAGGGTTGATGCCAAGGGCTGAACAGATACGCTCCTCCGGTACACGCCTCACAGAATCCAAAGCAAGCTCGGAAGGAGTAAGGGATACCCTATCCATCTTGTACGCACCGGTCATAACCACGATACCGCCGCTACCGTCTCCGGTAAGGTCTTCATGCAGTTGGCGCTTGACCTGCCGAGCATCATCCATGCTCATGTCAACGCTGGTCTCTTTGGCATCAGGCCCGACAATCAATGAAGGCATGGCACCGTTTGCCAAGAGTCCGTAAGCGGTTGTGCTTGCGGTGTTGTCGGTTGCAATCTCCCGCAGGACAGCGGTAAGCGGCGCTCTACCAATGCGGATATCGCTTGGGTCTCTGCCGTACCGGATGTGGATGATGTCACTTACCGGGATGTCAAAAGAGCGGCCATCCGTGGTGTAGATGTAGTGGGTTAGCGGGTTTACGCCGTTGCCTACCGGTCTAACCATGTCCTGCGGCAGAAACTGCAAGGCGGTAACCGTGCCACGGGTGGAAGAGCGAATCTTTCTCAGGTACGTGTTCCCGAATAGTTTGTAATCTTGGATGCACCAGCCCCAGAATAAAGACCCCATAATCATCGGATCAGGCTGCGCCATGAGCTGCAATACCGGGTGGTCTTCTACCGGCTCTGCCTGCTGGCTGTCTACCGGTCGGTAGTACCTTGGCGTGGCCTGTGGGTAGTTCCTGACGTACCAGTCAATGGCTGATGCCACAACGCCGTTTAGCCCAAGGTCACCGGCTACCCTAGCCCAGTCCTTAGTGCTCCCAGGGAGCGCCCGGCGCAGGAGTGTTTGCAGCTGACCAGAGCCGTAACCGGTTAGGTAGATGTCCCTAGACTGGCTAAGTGGCAGCGGTAGTGCCTGTGTCGGGTTGGCTGCGGCTTTACGCCCAAGGAAGCGGTCAAAGATACCCATGCTCCCAGTATCCCACAAAAAGAAAAAGCCCCCTTGCGGGGGCCTGTGGGGCTTGAGTGGTTTAGATTGTTTTCATCTCGTAGCGGTATGCGTCTCCGCTTACGATGTAGGTCTTGACGTTGCCGTCTTCGCTTGAGCCTTCGTAATACCAAGATGTCTCAGTGTCTGCGTTCATCTTGATAAGCGACTCTGCCCATTCACCGGCACACTGCCAAGTACCAACCGGTGCTACATCAACAACCACGCCATCCTCAGTCAACACTTGGCGAATCTCTTTGTTTGCGGTCTTCAGTTTCATATCTCTATCTCCCTGCTTGATGTCAACAATATACACCGCCCGTGTATATCTTGCAAGGGTATAGAGATATATTTTTTAGACGGCTCCCCAAGAACGCTTTGATCCGCACACCTGCCAAGCATACGCCAGGGCATCAACCACGTCATCATGCCGCCCAACCGGGAATGATAGTAGCTCATCTTCAAAGTAAGCCGGTAGGCCTTGGCAGTGCATAACCTGTGATTGCTCGTACCGTGCCTCCAGAGGGGCAAAGCGGGTCACTTTGTCACGGTCTGGGCGTATCCCCCGGATAGGAAGTTTCGTGCGTCTAAGAAGCTCCTGCACGACAGCGGCTTGGTATTGAACCTGCTCGATGCCGATCATGCTTGGATTCCACTTAGCCGCCATTGCCTCGATGAAGCGTAGCACGGAAGCAAAGTCCGCGCGGGTACGGTTGATGTCTCTAACGTAGATTGTCCCATCGTCACCACGGGAGACAACAGCCACGCCGGTATAGTCTGCTTCACTCTTGGTTGATATAGCCAAGTCAACCCCGATGTAGGTGGGTAAGCCTTCAGGGCAATCACCGTACCGTAGCCACTCCCGCTTGATACGCGCTCCCGCCGCATCCACGAACTGAGCCAAATACTCCTGTTGAAACGCGATGCTCGGCAGTGACTCCCCCGCC